CATGCGCCTTGCCTGATTCAAAAAGAACCCGTCGCCAGACGGGTTATTTCTTGGTTAATTTCCCTCATCTATCAACATCTTCTACACTACAGCTATGGCTTTACCATTTGAGGATGGAATGTTCACGCTGGTTCTTTTTGTGTGCTACCTGGATGGCGGTTGTGAAGATATCGTGGTTGATGTCTACAAAACTGAGCAGCAGTGCCTGATATCGATGGACGATCAACGTATTCGTAACGGAGGGTGTTTACCCGCGGATGACTACATTGATAGTTTCTGGCACCCGGCCCAGGAATACAGCGATTTTTGATTATTGCAGTTGTACCAGCGTTAACTCGCCGCCAAATACAGCACCGGTATCAATATAATGCAGATTCTCGCGATCCAGCCGATGGAGCAACGGCGTGTGGCCAAACCAAAAGTGATCCGCGCCGCGAATCCCACAACCGTTGTTCATTAGCCTCGAACGATCCCACAGCACACGCTGTAAATCGATCTTTTTTAGCCACTGATAATCATCATCCGGGTAATCGGCATGAGCAATAACGTGTATGCCGTTTTGACAGTGCAGCTCCAAAATCCATGGTAATTGCCAACACTCTTCAAGAGCGAATTTCGCTGCCGGTTGCTCCGCCTGCGCATACCACGAGCCACCATTCATTAACCACATGAATTTATCCCCCGTCGCCAGCGCGTCCAGCGCCATCTGTTCATGATTCCCCCTGACCGCGACAATCCAGCGTTTACGCAATAATTTCAGGCAACGCAAACTGTCTGGTCCACGGTCAATAACATCCCCCACTGAAACCAGCAGATCCTGCCAGGGATCAAAACGGTACTGGCGCAGTTTAGCCATCAGCATCGAGAAGCAGCCGTGGATATCCCCAACCACCCAGACGTGACGCCACTGCGTACCGTCGATTCGTTGATAGATATTGTCAGGTCGTCCCATGTCGCCTCCAGAGTACAAGGGTACCTGGTTATAATTTTAGCAATGATGGTAAAAAAGCCTGGACGATCGAGGGCAGGAGTATGGTATGGTTTATGGAGAATGCAGCATGCGATAAGACGTGTTTTGCCCTGGATGGCATCGCATTCGCCACATAAAAAGAGACCGAATACGATTCCTGTTTTTTCCAAAATTATTTTTTATCCTTTATTTTCAATGCAATAACAATCCATTAGAACAGAAAACGCACAATTAAAGGTGTGTTTTCAGGCACTAAAAATCATATAGTTAGCCAAAGTTTCGGACATATTCGGACCGGTTTCGGACTGTATTTCCTTCCAAAACTGAAGGTGTTGACGCCAGCAAGCATGAGAAAGAGCAGATATGCCGCACTGTTCCGGAAATGTTTGAAGAGGCTGATATGTGGCTGATTTCAGATTAAGGTCCCAATAATGCCATTTACTACATGTATCGGTGTTCGGGTGTAGAGTTCAAATCGTTTCGTGCAGGACGATATCCTATACTTTCAGTCTTACATATGGCTGGAGGTTTCTATGTGTGGACGTTTTTCACAGTCAATGACACGTCAAGACTATCTCGCCCTTCTCGCAGAAGAAGCCGAGCAAGACATTCCATATGACCCGGAACCAATCGGACGTTTCAACGTGGCGCCGGGTACCAAAGTTCTGCTTCTGAACGAACGTGACGAAAAACTCCATCTTGATCCAGTTATCTGGGGATACGCCCCCGGATGGTGGGATAAACCATCGCTAATTAACGCACGTTATGAAACTGCGGCCACTAGCAGAATGTTTAAACCACTCTGGCAGCATGGTCGCGCAATTTGCTTTGCTGATGGATGGTACGAATGGAAAAAGGAAGGTGACAAAAAGCAGCCCTACTTCATTTATCGAGCCGATGGCCAGCCGATATTCATGGCAGCGATCGGCAGCACACCTTTCGAACGTGGAGATGAAGCAGAAGGATTCCTGATAGTGACGGCTGCTGCCGACAGAGGACTGGTAGATATTCACGACAGGCGGCCCCTGGTGCTGTCACCAGAAGCTGCTCGCGAATGGATGAGGCAGGACGTCGGAGGGAAAGAAGCTGCGGAAATTGCGACCGACGGTTCCGTGTCGGCTGATAAATTTATATGGCACGCCGTGACGCGTGCTGTCGGGAATGTGAAAAATCAGGGAGCAGATTTAATTAAGCCTGTTACTTAACCTGAAGCAGGTCCTCATAGCGGGTCGTGTATCGTGGCGACAGCATCTCTCTCTTCATCGCCCATTGTTGCTGGATCCCCTGTCCGGCGAAATAAAGCATCCCCTTTCCTTCCTTTGCATTCAGATGATCCAGAACTTCCATCAATTTCTCACTACCCCGGCGCGGCGCATTATCATCGAACAGATTCAGCTGGGCGATGCCCTGACTGAAGAAGTCCCCCAGCATTACTCCGGCTTTCTGATATCGGTGTCCGTCTTTCCAGATAGCGTCCAGACTCCGCGTCGCTGCTGCAATGATATCCCGGCTGTCCTGTGTCGGAGTGAGCAGCTTCACCGACGCGCTGTTACCGTAGTACGGTTCGTTCAACGCAAAGGGTGACGTTTTGACAAAAGTTGATATGAAGCGGCAATACTGATGCTCTCCACGTAACTTTTCTGCGGCGCGCGACGCGTAGGTGCAGATGGCCTGTCGCATAGCGTCATAATCCGTAATACGTTCCCCGAATGATCTGGAACAGACAATTTCCTGCTTTACGGGGGCAAATTCCTCCAGTTCAAGACAGGATTCGCCGCGCAGTTCGCGCACCGTTCTCTCGAGGACAACATTGAAGTGCTTTCGGATAAAACGAATATCGGTATCAGCCAGATCCAGAACCGTTTTAATCCCCATAGCCTCCAGCTTTTTGCTGATACGGCGCCCTACTCCCCAGACCTCATCAACCGGCAGTGCAGCCATCAGTTTGCGCTGGCGACCCAGGTTAGATAAGTCCACCACCCCACCCGTTTGTCTTGGCCATTTTTTGGCGGCATGATTCGCCAGTTTCGCCAGAGTCTTTGTCTGGGCAATACCAACGCCAACCGCCAGACCCGTATTTTGATAAACGGCATCTTTTAATTCCTGCCCAAATTCCTGCAAAACCCGGCAGTTTCTTACACCTGTCAGGTCACAGAAGGCTTCATCAATTGAATATATTTCGCAGCGGGGAGACATTGCCTCCAGCGTGGACATTACTCTGCTGGACATATCTGCATAAAGCTCGTAATTGCTGCTGAAACAAACCACGCCATATCGACGGAATAAGTCCTTCTGCTTGAAATATGGGTCCCCCATTTTCACACCAGCTATTTTGGCTTCAGCGTTACGGGCAATAACACAGCCATCGTTATTTGACAGAACAACAACCGGCCTGCCTTTCAGATCTGGCCGGAACGCAGTCTCGCAACTGGCATAAAACGAGTTCACATCAACCAGGGCAAACATGTCAGCTTGCCGCTTTCACGATAAACGTCACCACCCCAAAGATATCCAGCGTATCTTCGCTGTTTATCGTAATGGGTGCATAGGAGCTGTTTTCAGGAACAAGCATCAGTATTGGATGTAACTGCAGACGTTTAACTGTGAACTCGCCATCAATGGCAGCAATAACAATATCTCCATGTACAGGCTTTCTGGAACGGTCGACGACCAGCAAATCGCCATTCCCGATCCCCGCTCCAGTCATAGAATCACCGGACGACTTCACGAAGTATGTAGCACATGGGTGCTGAACTAATAGTTCATTGAGATCAATACGTTGTTCAACGTAATCCTGTGCTGTCGAGGGAAAACCGCATGGAACAAGATCACTAAATAAGGGAAGCGCAACTATCTGGCGCAACTCAGCTGGTGAATAAAACTTCATAATAAACTCACTCACATTTATACTGTTTATACATACAGTATATACTGGCATTATACACAGTAAAGAGGAGTTAAAGCATGTTCGTGGAACTCGTTTATGACAAAAGGAATTTTGATGGGCTGCCCGGTGCAAAAGATATCATTCTGGGCGAATTGATTAAGAGGATTCACCGGATTTTCCCCGACGCTGATGTCAGGGTTAAACCGATGATGACACTGCCGGCGATCAATACTGATGCTAGCAAGCATGAGAAAGAACAGATAAGCCGTACTGTTCAGGAAATGTTTGAAGAGGCTGATATGTGGCTGGGGAACGAATCATGTGCAGAGATAACATGATTTTTCCTGGCGAAGGAACACCCTCACCCATGCAAAATTACCCTTGTTACAACATTTGAACCAATGCCTTTTGCATTGTCAGCAAGATCAGATTCCTTCGTGAAGGTTGATTCAACAATTTGATGTGCCAACACAAGAAACACGAACCATAGACATAATAAACAAAATTGTGATATTTATTCTTTCAGTGTATCAAACAGCAGGTATAATCTGTCATCTTCTTAGTTTAGATACGGTCTTTGTAGCAAAGCATGCTTTACACAACGAATCAGGGATAAAGTTTGGTTATGTTTACTTATTGGTATTTACGACTAAAAAAACAGGTTTCTCCAGTATCTGCATCCATATTCTTAAATTCATCTCAGGCAAGCAGGAAAAAGAAAAACGTGATACTTACTAAAGCTGGTATAGAAGCGAATGGGAGTTTCACTATCAGACCACCATTCTTCTTTGAGAAGGGAAACATTCGAATAGGAAACAACTCTTACATAAATTCAGGCTGCGTAATTTTAGATCATGCACAGGTAATTATCGGTGAAAATACATTCATTGGTCCACATGTAACTCTTACAACCGTTGCTCATCCTATTTCCCCTAGAGAAAGATGTGACAGGTTACTAATGAACTCTATAACTATAGAAAACAATGTTTGGATTGGTGCAGGTGCAGTTATTTTACCCGGCGTAACTATAGGAACTGGTAGTATAGTAGCTGCAAATAGTGTTGTTAATTCTGATATCCCACCAAATTCACTTTATGCCGGAACTCCAGCGACATTCAAAAAAACATTAGATTAATTATACTTCACATATCTCACCTGTTAATTTGTGGTGCAAATTTGGGATTATTTCTATTAATCAGTACATGATAGTTTTCGATGTAACCAAATGTGCGCTTAACGATCAGTTGCAACATCTAGTTCAACAATCCCCTGAAGCAGCGCTACTCTGGCGGTAGTTAATCTAAGAAGATCATCCTATGGAGTAGTAATTGAAGCCAGTGCGGTTTTAAGCTCTGCAATTTGCTGCTGCAGTGCCTGTACACATCCCAGCAGGTCCATGACGATGGGGTTATTATCCACCGCTGGACGGTCTTCTGTTTGCTCTGAAATCTTCACCCCTTCCTCGTCATATACCTCAGTTCCAGGAACGGGAAACTCCCTGTGTTTAATATACTGTGGCGCGCCAGTTTCAGCATCTTCGGCAATGAAGCCGAAACGAACCCGGCGTTGCTCATCGTCCTTGTACACAAAATTAACCAAATCCAGACCCATCACCCTGTCCAGAGCTTCCTGCGGATCCGCTGGCTTAATATCGTCTTTGTAGTCTCGCCCGGAGGTACCCTGCACAGCCAGTACGCCTGACGTATCCGGAAGCCTGCAGGTTATCTGGCCTACTGAACCGCCATTGGTAGGCATTACATAAATATAGGGGTACCCTGCAGATGAATTACATTGAATCAAAACCATTCCACCGACTCTGTCCGCCGGGAAGCCGGTGGAGTTGATTATCAATGATGCATCTCTGTTATCTACAGAACTGACTCGGGTAAATACAGCCTTGCCGTCACTTCTTCCCGTCCCTCCCTGCCCGGTACTCAGTGGTGTCGTTAACCCGCTAAGACCAGTGATATCAGAGTTATCACCAGATGCGGCTTTTTTTGACAGTGTGCTGGAAATTCCACCCCATGCAGGCCCGATAAAAGTGCTGCCATCCGGTAGCCTGACAGTAACATTTCCTGTGCCGCTGAAAATACTTTGCCAGTTTTGTTTGTCATAATTCAGCCCGCGCAACGCTTCAGCGCTCTGGGTTACAAGCGCAGCGGTTACCAGGTTCATCGCCACACGGGGAACCGCATACCATGCCGCACCTGACTGCGTTGGTCCGGTAAAATTACTCACTAGTGTTGCTGATGTGTTGCTGTTAACGGTCTTAACCGGAAGGGTATATGGAATGCCGCCGACAGTAGCGACAATAAAATCACCAGCCGCCAGTTCTGTGGTAAACGCGGTTCCGCTACCAGACACAGCAGCAGACTTATTCGTCAGGGTTAATGTTCCTGCTGACATGGATTTCTCCTGAATTCAGATAATAAAAAACCCTGCCGGAGCAGGGTTCTTCCTGGGATTTGGTTTAATCGTAACTGGCCGTTTTTATTGCCGTCGTTGTTGTGTGGAAATCGACTCCGCTCGGCATCCATGATCCGGGAGGGATTTCACCGAGTCTGGCACTTATAATTGAGTTGACCCCGTCATAATAACAGCACATACCTATAGGCGTTTGTAATGTCCCGGACGATGAGACCGCAACCCGATACCCCGCAGCCTGAGGAACGATTGCATATTTACCGGGTAGCGTATAATTGATATTAGCGCCGTTATTAGCACTCCCCCCTGGTACACCTATCTGTCTTATATCGGTTAATATCTTCGTTTCATTTGTGAGAATGCATTTGCCATTAGCGTCCCAAATAGCCATACCCCACGATGGCGGTATCTGAGCCTTAGTGGTAAACAGATAGACTTCGAGACCAATGTTTTTATACTGACCAACCGTCTGCCTTGCTGATATGGTTACATCATTCCCGGTAATGGAATATTCAAAGAATGCCGGGCCACCCGTTGTGACACAAAAGGGAAGAATAATGTCTTCAGTCTTTACTGTGGCATTAACCGTTATAAACTGACCGGAACCACTGGCAGTCAGTTTCTGGTCTAAAGCAATCGATGTTGTCTCAGTCGTAAAAAACTCAACACCATCATCAGTGGAAAGATATGCCCCATAAGCCACTATGCCTTCTCCTGATAGAACACGAGGACTGCCGCAATGGCTGGCTCCGTATTAATCTCATATTGCCCGGTACCCACCGGGGAGCACGTAATTGTTCCGCCGCTTACAGTGAATTTCCGTCTTAGCCCTGTATTAACGTTTTCAAGCGGAGCCTGAACGTATTTAAGAACATACCCGCTTCTGATGGCGAAAGACCAGGTGCCTGACTGAGAAAAACTTGTGACGGTCACTCTACCCAGGACCATCGTTGGCTTAACCCCGTAGTTATTTTTGACACCGTTTGCATCCCACGTCTGAATACCCCATGCCATCAGAACACCCCTGTTATTTTCCCAATCTGAACACGAAGCACTCCATTCCCGTCCTTGACGCTATAGTTGAGATTACTCATTCTCGACGCGCCCTCACCCGCCACAGCCCCGTTGACCTCAAATGTTCCGTCTGATTTCATAATGGTGCCTGTTTGTCCCTGAACATAATTAGCGGAGCGCAGTTCGCCAATTTTTGCCAGAGTGATTTGACTATACTGAATAAAAGCATCGCTGATAAAGACCTGACCATTGACCACCGCAAAGGGTGAATATTGCGTATCATCGCTGCCACTCATCAGGACGAACTGATTGGCGTTAAACCCGACACGGGTGACTACCGGCTTACCCGCTTCTGCCAGCACCGCAATCGACATCCCGGCACCGTAAAAAATATCGTTGATGCGCACTCCGACTTTCAGGGTATGAATGGCCGTAGCACTTGTAGCATCAACGGTGGCAGTGAGCTTATCCTCAAGCGAGGCGGTTACATCTTTAATCTGCGCCTGCACCTGTGTGGACATTTCAGCCATCGCTTTATCAACATCTGCAATGGTCGTTTTAACCACCAGAATATCCGCGCGTACTTCACCATACTGCGCCCACTGGTGTTCCACGGTTGCATGGTTGGCCAGCGCGTTCTGCAATGCGGCTTCGAGGTTGGTATCAATGTCGCTTGTCAGGCGATCGCCGTCGGCAGACGTCAGGAAGTCATCAGCAATATCGCCCAGGTAGTCGTCAGCATTCGCATTAGATTCACCACGAACCCAGTCGGTCCAGCCTGATTCATTACCCGTTCTGTCTACCAGCTGCGCGCGGTACCAGAATTCCTGCCCCGCCTTTAGTCCAAGTTGGGTGTATTCGGCAGACGGATAAGGCACATCCGACAGCAAAAGAGGATTAGAGAAATCACTGTTCGCGGTGTACTGAATTTCCGTTTTCAGTGTGTCCCCGGTGTTAGCCGGGAATCCCCAGTTCAGGCGAATCCCCCAGTTGATCGGAGTTGTCGCAAAGCCGACAGGTTTCGGTGGATTTCCCACCTTGCCCGTCAGCGTTTTCTCTTCGGAGTAGCCCCAGCCAGAGGATATTTCAGAGGCATTAATGGCGCGCACACGCACGAGGTAGCGCCCGGCATAAATTCCCGGAACATCGAATGACGTGGTGGAGCTGCGCGGCACATTTACCCAGTTACCGTCATTGCGGCGCCACTGTGCCTCATAGGCGATGGCATTCTGCGCCTGGTCCCAGCTCACACGCATGGTTTCGACGCTGATATTCTGCTGCACCACTGAAAACGAGCTGATCACAATGTTAGCCGGCGGCGACTGGTTTCCCGGCGGGATCACACTCACTGGCCGCTGGTCAATGATGGCTCCGGTATCGATACGGGCATATTTATCCGGGTCATGCCATGCGCCGGTAATAGCGAAAGTGCCATCATCATTATCGGAGACGCTGACAACTCGATACTGCTGGGCGTAGAGTTCATCTGACTCAACCACCCATACAGCTTCGGCCTGTGGTGTCTCACTGTATGCCGTGGTGACTGTGACTGATTCCCCATTAATCGCCTGAATAGTCCTGCTCTGTGACGCACCGGAGGGAAGATTGAGAATAAGGCGATCACCTGCTGCAGCATCAGCTACGCGGTCAAGTTTTATCACGCGACCGTTAACAGCACTGATGCGGCCACCCATAACTTTGCCGGACAGAAGCTCGTCTGACACGGCGATGATGTATCCCGGCTGCGGAATGTTTCCGTCCAGGCCAACATCAAACGAAACAACGCGATCCTTGTTGTTGGTGAGAATACCCCAGCGCCCCTTTCGGTTCGCTTCTGATTGACGGGTACAGCCGATGGCTGTCATTTCCAGCTGATTAAATCCGTACCGGGCCACCAGAGGCTGCTCAAATACCGGCTCCATCGCATCCGCATAGGCGTTACCCGGATCAGACCAGGAAACCAGCGCCGTGGTATACCGCGTTTTTGTCGTGCTGCTGGAATAGGTAAAGCGTCCGTCGATAACGTTAGCGCGGGTGTAAGCGTAATCCACATCTCTCGGCATATCGGCAAGCGCAACAATCTGATCGCCGCCCCAGTACGTCATACCCCGGAATATAGCCGCAAAGTCACGCAGCACAGTGTAAGCGTCATTCCTGTCCTGAACATAGACGTTACAGGTATAGCGTGGCTCTGTCCCGCTTCCACCCTTTCCATCCGGTACCGGCTGATCGCAATATTGCGATACCTGGTACAACGTCCATTTATCGATGTTGGCTGCACTCAGGCGATTACCCAGACCAAAGCGATCGGTAATAACCAGATCGTAAAATATCCACGCCGGGTTATCGGTCCAGGCCCACTTAAACGCGCCCTGCCATGTACCAGTATAAGTCCGCGTATCGGGGTCATAGTTATCAGGCACTCGGATCACTCGGCCACGTGGTTCACAGGATATCTGTGGAATCGAACCATTGAACTGACTTGAGTCGAATTCGATGTACAGCAGCGCGGTGTTCGGATAGCGCAGCTTGGCATCAATCACCTCCGTGAAGCTTTGCAGCGTCATCGTGTCGCCGATCTTGGCGCTGTTTGCGTCAGCGGTAATCTTACGCAGTCGGATTGTCCAGGTGCTGCCAGCCTGCGGTAAATCAATACGGTGGCTGCGCTCATAACCAGACGTCGTTTTGCCGGTTACGCTGGTATTAAGAACGGTTTGCCAGGTCCCACCATCAGTTTGCAGGTCTATTGCATAATTGATGGAATACCCTACCAGATCGCCGTTGTCCTCCTGCTTAAACAGTGAAGGCCATTTCAGACGCAAGCGAACGGCTGAAAGCTGCGTATTGGTAAACGTACGCGTCCAGGCTGTGGCGCTTGATACCTCAGTTCCCACACTAATTTCGTTTTCGGTACCGGGAATGCCCTGAATGTAATTTTGTGCCTGAGTTCCCGCGCGAAACTCCCACGTCACGCCGCTAAAGTTTTGGGAGCCATCAGAGTTTTCCAGCGCAGTGCCGTCCAGGTAGATATTTTTTCCGGTTAATTGCCCTGCAAATTCCCCTTCCCCAAGCGCAACGAGGATTTTGGCCTTCGCTACAGATTGCAGATCATCAGGCTGTTCGGTAGGGGTTCGTGAACTGGAACTGCCGCCCTTGCGGCCTTTAATCTGGGTTGTTGTAGCCATATTGCGCCCATAAAAAAAGCCACCATAAGGTAGCCTGAAAGGAAGATTATTTTGTTATTGCTGGTCTTCGACATATATACCAGCAGAGATGATCGCCCCACCAATACGCCTGCGTCCGTATAGAAGCGGAACTGGATTACCCTGAGCAGCAGTGTTAGTTACACCACCGAATGCATACGATGCCCGATTTTCGGCATCCTGTTTGCTGGCAAGTCCTGCTGGCTGTGGCGAAAGCATTTGAACAACACCACCAAGCATCATTGCAGCGCCTATTTTCATAGCGGCAGGGCCCCAAGCTGCACCGCCCCATGCTTGGCCGATAGTAGCCCCCAAAGCACCAACAACAACAAGTACAGCCCCTAAAACTGTTTGAAGTAGGCCTGCCTTTTTACTGCCAATTACAACAGGGATAATTCTTATCACCTCTCCTGTAACTGGAAAACCTAAATCATCTTTTCCAATATTTATTTTCCCTTTAAATACAGCATACGTTAGACCACGATTTTTACTCGTATTTAAATATTGTTCAAATCCACAAATTGTTTTTGATAATGCATGGATAGCCTCTGCTGTTGTTCGTATTAGTCTGTCATGGGTTCTACCAAATGTTTTACCTAACGCGCCACCTAGTTCAATCCTAGTCATTACTTCTTGCATATTTACTCCAATAAAAAAGCCACTAACGTGGCTTTGAAAAACAGAAATAAATTAAATACATGATCGCGCTATTTTACCCCACGGGTCACCGATACCTTTATTTGCAGCATAGACTTTCACATCGGCCCCTCCCTCAGAGCCATCTTGAATAATAGCCATCGAAAGAACACCGAATAAATCATCAGCGGCTGATATTCTATATCCAGTTTCAGTTTCTATACTTGTAGCCTGTGGATGCAGTTCCTGCCACTTAGGGGACATGCATTTGTTGAGTTGTGCAGCACTCTTTGAGGTATGACCAGAATAAATAGGCTGTCCTTCTTGTAAGGAAGATGCACTACAACCAAATAAACCCAGTAATGAAATCAATAATATGTTTTTTTTCATATCCCTATCCCCTTTTGATAATGCAAAAGATTAGCACAGAGACTTATGCCGTAGAACCTTCATCGTCCGTTCCTGCCAGTAGCCGCCATAGGGAACACGCTGACTCAAATGGCCATAAAGATGGTGGAGTAACATGTTACCTTCCAGCAGGATCCCTGCATGGTTCCACTTATTAGCCTGGACCTGCATGATAACCATATCACCTGGCTGCGGCGCACCGCTGAATTCACGGAATCCGCATTCATACCAGCAATCGTGGTAGAAGTTTTCGGGGTAACTGTCTTCCCACCAGGGATAATCCACGCGGTAATCCGTCAGCTCAATGCCATGCGTTTGCCGGAAATAGCTCATCACCAGCCCCCAGCAATCGAAGTGACCGAGCACAAACGGGCGCTCCAGTAGCGGCAGCTCGCCCCGCGGCTGAATGGTACGCAAATCACCCTCCGGCCAACTCACGATATGCCAGGGAAGTAACGTAGCGTCACACTGTGCCTTATCCAGTTCGCTCGCCTGCGTCGTGGCATCCGGGTGGCTGTGGACAATGGCAATCACTGTTCCCCAGTCTTCGGCAGCGGCGTAATCTTCCGGCGACAAGTGGAAATGCTCTGTCGGATCGGTTGCCAGATTACGGCAGGGAATGTACCGCTGCACCCTGCTTTTTTGCACCACTACGCCGCAGCATTCGCGCGGATATTCAGCAGCAGCATGCGCCATAATGGCGTCGATAATTTTCTGACGCATATCAGCTCCTGATCAGGGATGTGCCAGGGAAACCACCGAACGGCAACTCATTCCCCTCGCCATGTCTCAACTTGCACGCAGTGAGTGTACCGGGGCATTCATCGAGCGATGGATCGTTAACCGGGTTGTTGTGTTTGTCGAAATAACGCGTTCCGGCATAGTCACATCCATCACCGGAGCGGTATTTGTTACGGATACACCAGGTACAAAGCGAATGTAGCTGGCGCGTCGGGATCATCAGCCCCTGCAGGTCCATTGGACTGGACAACGTAAACGCCACCACTTCGTTGGTTTCAGTGCTCTTGGCGTCAATGTAAAACACCTTCAGCTTTTCCTGCTGCGGATCCGCCGACGGGTTGCCCTCCGGATAGTTTTTCGCATCCAGATACTGCGCCAGCGTGTCATGAATCGTGACCTTTGCCTGCAGCAGGTCATCATAAGCAAGACACAGCGCCGTAATGGAACTGTCCAGGTTAGCTACCGAGAGCGTTGGCTGCGCGCTGGTCCCGTCGGTCGCCGTCTCAATACCCTCGATCTGGCAGGGCCAGGCTTTATATTCCTGCCCCTGCCACCAGATCGATTTCGCCGGTAGCTTATTGTCATCTCCACCAGCAGCGGCAATTTCATCGGGAGTGTGGGCAATATTGTGGGCGTGGAAGCGGAGAACGTCGGAAACACCAAATGCGGTGCCATCGACATCAAAAAGCCGGACAACATTGCCCGGCTCAAGTTTCTGATAATCACTGTTTAAGCTCATGGTGCAAACGCCTGTTCAAAGGTGGCTGATACGGTTTCCACCGTTTTACTTTTGGTGACGCGCTGCAGGCTGTCTGCCTCAACGCGCCAAAGCGCAAGATCACCGCCTGGCGGGGTAAACGAAAATGATTTCGTCTTATGGCGCCGCAGAAAAGCATAGATATCCTTGACGGTTCCCGGTTCGCCGGTAAATGAAAACTCATAGCTGAGCGTTTCATCATTCATCCCGGCACCTGATACTTGCTTATAGCCATCACCAAACTGTGCCGTGCGGACGGTATCCTTACTTTTCAGGGTCGGCTGGCTGGATGCTTTAATCCGCCACGCAAAATGCTCGATCGCCATTGCTTACCTCTGTTTTGTTGCATTCCAGATAATGCCTCCGGGCCGGACCTCTCTGGTGATACCTTCCCTGATGGAACTGTTGATCACCTGCTGATAGGCTTTCCCCAGCGCATCGCCGCTTCCTTTCTGTTGAGCGGAATCCCCCTGGCCTGTTGTCACCGAAACCGGCGCATACACGCTGACGCCAAAAGGAGAAGCAACGCCACCGCCACTCACGCCGACCAGACCACCAGTCGCATAACCGCGCATCATGCGATAAAGGTTGCCGACACCTATTCGGTTGGTGGCCTCCTGCGTAAAGACAAACTCGCCACGGTGCACCACACCTGCTGGCTCATACTTGCCGCCGGATCCGGTATAACCACCGCCAGCAAAACCCAGCGCTGACGTGGCAGAACTGACCAGGCCAGCCATGGCCTGCTTCATCAGGATCTGCGTCAGCATCGACAACGTTGAACGGGTGAAATCTGCCCAGTTTGCTTTCCCTGTCGTCAGCATATCGGCCATATTCTGGCTGATACCATCGAATGTGGCTGAAGCAGCGGACTTCATCGAACCATAGGCATCAGCTGCTGAATCAGCATAGTCAGCCCACGCTGATTTCGCCCCGGCCTGCCAGTTGCCGCGGAGCTCGTCCTGTGCGGCATAATATTTCTTCAGTGCATCCAGTTCGTTCTGATAACCCTGATCGGTGTCCGTACCGCCGGCATTCATCCAGCCCTGCCGCAGCTGTGCTTCTTCGTTTTGCCGCTGTGCGCCGCGACTGCTCATGCTTCCCCCGACCACAAGCGCCCGGGTTTTCTCCCCAATCTGGGTAACGTACTTCTGCGAGCTGTCCTGCAGGCGGTTTAACCGTTCCTGGGCAACAATCTGATCGCCCAGCCGGGCATTCACTTCGGCCCGCGCCAGCACCTCGTCTTTGTTCGCCAGCACCGATTTTTCATCGGCGGTCAGTGCGCGCTTTTTGGCGGCCTCTTCCAGCACCGAAAAGCGGGATTGTTGTTTCCACAATTCCTGCCGCTGCTGGCTGATGGTATCCGTGATGCTCTTATGCTCCTGCAGAGTGCGTAACTGCGCCTCCAGCTCCAGTGTCTGCGCGCTGGCAGTATCGACACTTTTTACACCTGCAGGTGTTTTTACCGCTGAAGGGGCTTTGGGTTTCTTCAGCGAGTCGTCGTATTCTTTTTTCGCAGCTTCCAGATTGATGTTGTAGTCAGCCTGAAGGATCCGCCCGTCCTTCAGCGCCTTGTTCAGTTCATTCTGACGGGCCGTGTACTTCTCCAGCGCAGTCTGCGTCTTTGCATAATTCGACTGCGCCTGCGCGGCATACTTATGGCGGTCAGATTCAATCACCGCCTCGCGGGCGGCGTTATCCTCAGTGGCCTTTGCCACACTGGCCTGCTGCTGCGCCATTTCCAGTGCAAGGCGGGCAGACTCCCGATCGTTCCAGTAGCTGGCACGCGCATCATCATTGACATAACCATCACCTTTACGCAGATTCCAGATTTCATCCGCCCGCTTAAAGGCCGCTTCCGCTTTGGCTACCATCTCCTGCGTGGTGTCAGGCCGCCCGATATCGAGCGCCGCATCCCACATCGATTTAAAGGCACGCTTCAGGCTGTCGGCAGCAGACTCAATCGAACCCATATTGTCGCGCAGGCTCTTTGTCTGCTCACGAAAACCGTTCGTCGCCGCATCATTAGCTGCCTGCAGCGCCCCTGCTTCATCACCGGCGCGTTGCAGTTGCGCCACATAAGCAATCTGTTCCGCGGTAACGTTGTGGAACTGCTGCGCCATGGCAATCAGACCAGAGGTCGGATCGTTCGTCAGTTTGCCGAATGCCGCCGCCACCTTATCGACCGGCACACCCGACGCATCGGTAAATTTCGCTACCGCCTGACTCATCTCATCGAACCGGACACCGGCACGCACTCCGGCGTTGACCAGCTCCGTCAGCGCGCTGCTGGTCTGGTTAAACGTGAGTCCCGCCTGCTCGCCGGATTTCGCCAGCACCAGCATGCGGTTTGAGGTCAGCCCGGCAGTGTTACCGGACAGGACCAGCGTTTTGTTGAAATCAGACAGCGTGGACGAGCCCTGATACCAGGCGTAAACCACCGCTCCAGTGGCGGCAGCCAGCGCGCCAACACCTACCATCACCGGCGATATGGTTCCCAGCAACGCCCGGAAGGTCGGAATAATACCGCCGAAGGAGTCTTTCACCTGACCGCCCTGCTGCAGCAGGATAAGCCACGGACTCTGCCCACCGGCCAGCTGGGTGGCGATATCCGTAAACTGCGCAGGCAGCATACGCATCGCGGCGTTATATTGGCCTACAGAAATACCGGCCTTCTTCGCGGCGCTCTCCTGGCGGGTAAATGACTGCTGCACCTTCAGCGCCGAGTCATTCGCTGCGTCACCCGTCTGCTTAAACTGCCGTTTTACGTACTCCATCTGCTCGTTGAACTTTGACGAATTAACGTCAAGGTTAACGACCAGGTCACCCACTGCCGTCTGGGCCATAGCGAACACCTCCTGAAATGCCCTCGGCCTTTGCCATCAGCACATCGTCACCGGGTTCATCGTCGGCAATATCCTCCGCTGAAGGTGAAAGCAGGCTGAAGCTGGCAGGGGTTGATGTGGTTTTGGGGTCAAGCGCGGTGATAACGATATGCATCAGCGAGGAAAAATGTGCATCCAGTTGCACATCATTAAAAAAATTGTCCTGGTAGAACATTCGCCAGTCGGCGTATTCCGTTGACGACATACCAGCAAGCATGGCGCGCCAGTCCGGGCGGCGAAATTCACGCGCCAGTTTCAGGACGAATGTCAGCTCGCTGGCGAGGACTTTTCCAGACTGACCGGCTCAGTCACAGCGATATCCTCTGGATCATTCGCTTCCTGCAGCGGCACCATGCCGGATAACAGCTTCACGCTGTACTCTGCTGCGGAAACAATCTCCAGCGGCCAGGTCATCAGCACTTCATTCTGGATCTGCTCAACGTCTTCTTTCGGCGTTTTGTGCGTCCCTTTCAGGGGATGTCCATGCCATAAAGACATGGCCACCAGCAGTGCGCCGGATTTAATCGTCATATCCATCGCCGCCTGCATGTCGGCATCGGTGATACTTTCCAGCGTCTTCAGGTGTTCAAGATGCTCAATACGCTGCAGCGCCGACAGTTCGTAGAGCGTGACGGTCTTACCGTTGCGTTCGAACGGCTCACTTTTTAAAAACATGGGTTACTCCAGAAAGCGGGGCCACAAGCCCCGGAGGTCAGGAAATGGTGACTTTACAGGTCGCGACAAACAGCCCGTCGTTGGTCATCACGATAATGTCGGCGGTTCCGGCGGCAATGCCGGTTACCGTCAGCACCGTACCGGCGACAGTCACCGTGGCTTTACCTGCATCCGTGGTGGTGGCCCGGAAAGATTGATCGCTCGCGCTGGCTGGCGCCACGGTGACATTCAGCGTGGTGGTGGCAGCAACCGCAACGGTGGTGGTCGATTTATCCAGGCTGACGCCGGTTACGTCTATCACTGCAGCAGCGCTGTCTTCAGCAAGACCTGGCTTGCCGTTGTTACTGATTTTGACAGAACGGGTAATGGTGTCTTTTGCCGTCACCGTTTTACCCAGGCTGCTTACCCAGCCACGGAATACATCGATGGCGCCATTCGGGTATTTGATTTTGTACGCCAGCACGGAACCGTCATCAAACCAGCGAACCAGATCCTGCTGCCCGCTCTCGGCAGGTTTCCAGGCCAGCGTAAAACTGGCCTCCCCCGCCGATTTCTGTCCCTGCGCGGTAGCAGTCCAGTCGGCATCATCGTCATCCAGATAGGTATCATCGTTTGATTCGGCAGTCAGTTCACCGGGCTGCAGATCTTTAATCTTTGCCAGGCGCGTCCAGTCAACATCCGATAATGGGTTGGCGAAGGCGTTACCCGATCCGGAATAAATCCAGAGCGTGGTGGTGGCACCCTTTACCGGCGCCAGTGGGTTTGGTGTAGTCATTACGTCCTCACATTTCGTAAGTAATGGAATATTTCAGATCAGCCGAACTCCACAGCCCAAGATCTTCATCGCGCTGGTAGTCATATCCCTGCTGCACCATGTTATTGATCAGGAGGGAAAGTCCTGGCACATTGCCAAGCACCGGATAAATACGTGACTCCATCCAGTCATCGAGCTCGGAATCGGGTACCTGCGCCGGTAAAAAGATTTCGATATGCAGCGTGGCCTGCCAGATATCAGCATCCAGTTCTTCGCCGGTATACCCGGCATCCGTCAGGAAGACAGCGACCGCCGGGAAATCCCCCTCCTCCAGTACTGCTGGACGTCCGTCAAAATAGAGCGCGTCTTTACCAATATGGCTCTCCAGCGCATCAATAATCGCCTTTCTAATATCAGTGTGTTTCATCGTTTCAGAATCAGCCTGAGTTGGTTTTTAAGGGATGCCCTAAGTTCTTTAGGCATATCCGATTCCATGAGCTTCGGCAGCTCATCTTTAAATGCGGTCGTCAGTGGCGCTGCCAGTGGAATGCTGACCACTTCGATCGGATAGCGGGGTCTGGATGTCCGTCGCATCACATGCCAGCGACCATTTTCCAGTTGTTGAATAAAGGCCCCGGGAAAACGAAAAGGGCCAATACGCAACACACTATTGGCCCTTTTTTTGTCCCGTTTTCTGCGGGATAACCGTACGCTGGCGGTACCGAGCTTTATCGCGGGCAGGTTGCCCCGGTTCACGCGGATCATTGCCATCGGCTTTTTCGCCGTGGCGCGTTTTATCCTCGCGCGTTGTTTTACCAGCTTGCGTGGCACCCGCGTATCTTTCGAAACAACGGCAACGCTTCGGCTGACTGCCCGGGTGGCGACACGGTTAACAGCCTGCGCCGAGGCCCGCGGAACCGCCGTATTGCTGATGCTGTTCAGGTTTGCTATAGCCTGTTCAAGCCCTTTTAAAGACATAGTTCCCCCTTAACGGCGCCGGGTCGCTGCGGGAGGAGAACCCGTACCAAGCCAGATATGGCAGGAGCCACAGTCATCAGGACCAATACGATCAACCCAGAAAGGCTTTCCGTTAATATCCAGCGAGTCCAGCCGTGCAAGCTGCCCAATCGTTGCTGATTTCACAAACAGCGACGGGCTGGTCCCCTCGACACGGATGCCGGGTGTGGCGTAACCGATATTTTCCGGATCATCGAAAACACCACTCAACGTGACGCCAGAAATCGCGCCGGACGTTACCGTTGCAGAAGTCCCCATAACCTGCCGGATAGTGTCATCGGCCTGTGTTATTGCAGCATCAAAAAGGTTATCGAAATCAGCCACACAGCCCCCTGTTAGTGCTCGCGGACCAGCCCAAGTGCAACCAGGCTGTCCGCATCCGCTTCTGTCACGCGGATCACGGTCCCCGCCTCCACAATAGATACCCTTTCATCGCGGGTCGCGTGCAGCGCCTCAATGTGCAGCGTGGCCAGCGCTTCGACGGCCATCAGCGCGCCATCTGTTCTACCGCTTAACACAGTATCCACTGGCGGCACGGGGTCTACGGCGCCGGTGGATGCACTACCATCATTTACGCCACCATTTTCAACACTATTGGTATCCGTGCCGTCATTCAGTTCTTCCTCCAGCTCTGCAATGCGCATAGAGAGCTCCTGAATGGTGCCACTCGTATTCACTTCCCGACCAAGCTGCGCGCCAAGCTCATTAAGCCGCGCAATCAACTTTTCTTTTTCTGTCATAAGAACAACTCCGGAACAGGGCCCCGCAGGGCCACAGAATGGACATCAGGCGAGTTTGACAGACACGAACGCATCCGGGTCAGCCAGCAGCATCAGTGGTGCAGACTGGATCATGGTGAACTCACGCGCCGGATCGCCTGTCTGTACCCAGTTTTTCGGATAACGCGTGGAAGCATTAATGCCTTCACGCTGGGCATCCACATCCTGAATGCAGCCGTAGGTGCGCAAGCCGCGGGCCTGGGTATTACCCAGCACCATGCTCAAATCCGGCAGGTAGTTCTTTTTGGTGTCGTCTTCAATGTATTGCCCGGAATAGACGACAATGGCCACATCACCATACATTCCCTTATAGGAGACCGCTTCACCCAGATCCTTCAGGGCCGTTTCCAGTTCAGAGTTAGAACCGCGACGGGTGTCGAGCTTCTCTTTTACCGCTTTGAATGAACGGAACAACGCCCAGCCCTTCGGATCAAAGACGATAATATTGACCACGCCGCTGGCGTTCAGCGCATAGGTTTCAATATCGTCAGTAGGGTCATAGGTTTCTTTGTCGCGAGAGCTCCAGGCCGCAGCACCTGCCTGAATGATGTTATTTCCGGCACTGCGTCCCATATCCACCTCAACCGGTTCAAACGCTTCGCCGGTCATGGTGTATTTACCGTTGAGGACAGCAGCCACAGCCTGTTTCTCTTCCACCTGGGCAATCGCCAGCTCCTCATCCTTCATGTTCTGCAGGATAATGCGACGGCGGCGGTAGGCCGGGTCAGCCAGATTTTGCGGGTCTTCATCCGGCAGGCGGCGCAGCGTCATCTGTGGGTTTACCTCATGCTTGGGTTTGACGTAACCCGGCGTAAACTCTGACGTTGCGCCGCCACGGGAGCGGATAACCTTGCCGGAAATAACAGGCGAGACGTACAGCGCCATGTTGACCATGCCCGGAATTTGCGACAGATACACCTTCTCGGTGCTGAAGGGGTAGCTTTCACGGAAGAAGATACGCAGGAAAAGCGGATCGAATTTGAATTTCTTCTCATTGACCGCCAGCAGTTGGGCCGTTGTGTAAATTGACATAGATGTTTCCCGTAAAAAAAGCCGCGATGGCGGCTTCTGTGGATGATGGTTAGTGTTAAGTCGGATGTCAGACGATACTGATGGCTGTACCTGCGAATGCGTTGCGTTTGATGTGTTCATCCGTCACCGCATCCGGCCAGAGCACATCTTCAATACGGAAAGAGCCGGACTTATAGAAAGCCAGTTCAGTGCTGCTCTGGTCGGCAGACACCGCCAGAACGCCACAGGCAGCCCCCGCATGCTGGCCATCCCAGACGGTCAGCTTGCCGGAAGTGGCATCCAGCATCAGAGGCGTCATCGCCGGTACTGCTTTCGTCAGTTCACCGGGTGCATAACCGGTATGCGCCGGATCACTGTTCCCGAGGGGCTGATTGTGAGTAAATTGTTCAGTGTTAGACATGTTGACCTCTTAAACAGGCGTATTTAACAAATCGTCACCCGCCTCAGCAGAAGCGTTACCTGCCGTTACGGTGCCGGGTGCGGTTTCCATCAGACGATCCAGCGCGGTATCCGTGCGCGCCAGAGCACTCTGAGGTGCTGCGGCAAGAATGCGCTGGGCACTTTCCACGGTCATTCCCGGCGTTTCTGCCAGCGCACGCGCCTGTGATTCACGCCCTTTCGCTTCTTCACAGTTCAGGATCCCCATAATGCGACCGTTTTCGGCTGCGACCGCCGCTGCCACCTGGCTGCTGATATCAACAGTTGCGCCCGCGGCAGGGTCAGTAACGACCACAGCAGGCGCGTCAACGGTGGTCACGGTCTGGTCAGCAGATGCTGCTGGTTGAGTGGTATCTGCGGATGCAGTAGTACCTTTCATGCTTCCTCCTCGGGAAATCATCGTTCGTTTATTAATTGCATCGCGCATAACGTTCAGCGCATCCATGTTGTTGACCAGCTGCTCCGCCAGGCCGTTGTCTACTGATTCCTGGCCTGAAAACACAGCCGCTTCAGTATCAAGAACGGCCTGAACCGACATGCCGGTATAACCCGCCACCTTTTCAGCGAACATCTGCCGGGTAGCGTCAATACGCGCCTGAAAATCTGCACGTACCTCTTTGGGTAATTTCTCGTAGGGGTTCCCATCCACCTTGTGATCGCCGCTGTAAATCAACGTGACCTCAACACCGCTGGTTTTAAGGGCGGCGCCGTAATTGCTATGGGCCATCATGACCCCGATGGATCCCGTTCTGGCCGTCTGGGTCACAAGCCGACGTGATGCCGCACTGGCAATCAGCTGGCCAGCGCTGCAGTTCATATCGTTGGCTAACGCCCAGATGGGTTTGATATCCCGCATGCGGGCGATGATGTCCGCACAGTCAAAGGCACCCGCCACCATTCCACCTGGCGTATCCATATCCAGAAGAATGCCGTCTACACCCGGATCGCTGATTGCCTGCTGGAGGCGGGCGATGATGCCGTTGTACCCCGTCATCCCCGAATACGGCTGGAGTGAGCGGGTTTTACTGACCAGCGTCCCGGAAACAGGCAGCACCGCGATACCATCAGTGACCTGGTAGCTTCGCGCCGGCTTTGACCCCATTTCCTCATCATCACCAAAGAGTGCCAGCGGTTCAGCCATCTGCTCTGCGCCAAGCGTCACGCCCGACACGGTGTCGGTCAGACGGGTGATACCTAACTGACCAGCGAGCGCGCAAAAGAAAACCCGCGCATAGGCGGGTTCAAGTAAAAGCGGCTCATTGAAGGCCATACTGGCAATGTGCGGGAGATTACGCAGCTCTGGCGTCATCGGCCCCCTCCTCATTCGATTTTTTCAGTCCAGACTCAAAGGCCGAAGCCGCCCACGCTGGCGGTTTAAGTCCCGCAGCGCGGCGCTCCATCGTTTCACGAACCTGCTGGGCAAAGATTTCCTGATAGTCTTCCCCGCGTTTGGCGCATTCCTTCTCATAGGTGCTCAGCCCCGCCTCAATGAGCATGACGGCCTCCTGCACCTCCTTCAGTCCATCAATGGCCATTCTCCCGGAGCCGATCCAGTCAGCATTTCCCCAGGCGCTTCTCGCCTCCTGAAAACTGAACCGGGCTTTAGACGGTAGTGTCACCACCCGGCGAACAATGGCCTCTTCCAGCCAGCATAAAAACATCTGACAGGCCTGGCGGGAGGCAACAAATTTGCGGCGCCCCATAAAGTACGCCCAGGACTCGTTAGCACTGGCGCGGGCGGTGGAATAACTCATCTGCGAATAATTGCGAGAGAGTTGCTCATACGAAACACCCAGCCCTGCAGCAATGTAGCGCAGCAGAGATTGTTCAAACGTCGAATAGCCGTTATCAGTATCCTGCGCTGACTGAAGATTCAGGGAGTCGCCCGGCATCAGATGCGGTACCTTCGCGCCGCCGAGACGAACCGGCGCCGCGGAATAGTACGAGGCCATCTCCCCCAGCCAGCCAGTCATCTTGCTTTGCTGCTCTTTACTGTCTGAGCCGAGAATAAAGTCCATCGCGGTTTGCGTATCCAGCTCACTTTCGATCGTAGCGGCATACATCGCCTTGACAATCGCGCTCTGGAGCTGCGTATTCTGCAGTGTATCGAGCATTTTCATTTGCTCCATGACGCTGTAAAACACGTTAGCACCGCGTGTCTGCCCATCTTCCAGGGGTTCAAATACGTGGATAAAGGAAGGCCGCCCGCCTGGCAGCTCACGCGGGATGTAGGTCCACTTCTGCGCCATCCACCCCGGATAGCCATCTTCGCTGACGTAATATCCCAGCGCGGCGCCACTGTCATTTGTTCTGACACCTGCCCGACAGTTTCGCGTGTCTCCGGCGTTATTGGGGTTGCTGATGCGTTTCGGGCTCACCATTTTGAACTGTGTGCGGAAAAGACGCGTGGAATCACTGTCCCAGGTGGCCTGTGCACATAACTCACCGTTAAACGCATGCATGGATACACCTTCACGGATCATCATGGTGAATGTACGCTTACGTTCCGCATCAATGCAGCAGCAATCATCCTCCGCAAATTCTTTCCAGGCCGCCTCAACTTCACGGGAGAACGCCCGGGCCTCTTCCTCTCCAATGCCAAGAAAACGCCAGCTGGGCCGATAACTGAGCCGGAAAAACGACCCGACAATGTGGTCCTGATGGAGCTGTACCGCGTTTGCCGCATAGCCGTTATTGCGGACCAGATCGTCAGCGCGCGCGTTACCACGGGAAAAATTAGGCAATAACGCAGCATCTGCGCTTTCACTCGGTGGATTCCAGGCGCGGAGCTGACCACCAAAGCCACCAGCACCGCCATGATATCCGGCATAATCCCGCAGAGCGGTTTTACCATCCGGTCCTAACAAAGCAGGTGTTTTCATGCGTAAAATCCTGCCGGTCCCCGGCGTCGTGGAGTGGTGCCAACCTGTGACTCAAGTTCGGCAATGTATTTTTTCAGGTCACTGACGGAGGTCGCGGTAAACTCAACCCGCCGGCCGTCTTTTTGCACCGTTGCCACCCGCTTTCCCATCATGAGATCGTGCAACGCAGCGCGGGCGGCATCCAGATCAGTCTGTGTCGCCATTATTCATCTCCAGATAATGCTCTGGCATAATCAGCCAGGGTTTTGTTATTGGTCCGGTTCCCCTCTTCCTCCAGCAGGCTCGCGAGCAGTGAATCAAGATTCAGTTGCCATCGCGAAATACTTATCCGCAGGGCAGCCAGCGCATACACGAAGCAGTCCAGCGCCTCATTTCGTCGCTTTTTGCTGTCCCAGACGATTTTCTTACGCCCGTCCACCCATTTTTCAACCTGCTCCTCAGCAGTAAGCTGCTGTGCCTCAGCCAGATCGTAAATTTCGGGGTTATTGGGGAAATGCACGGCACCGGCAAGAGGATCACTCCCTTCCGGCTGAAGTGTGAAGCGGTTATAAATCTGCTCCTTTGCGGTATCAGTCCCCACTTCCGTCAGATAAACGCCGTTCTTGTTGCGTTTGCGCGGCATATTCGCCACAGGCTTGCCGTAAACGGAAGCCCCTTTAATTGGGATCACGCGAAACAGTCCATGCTTTTTTGAGCGATTGTAGACAATGGTGGGGTCAATACCGCCGATATCCCAGCAGATACGGGATACCGACATTTCCACGCCATTCTTTCGGGGGTAGGTTTTGTTAATCGCCTCGTCCACCCTGACGAGGGTCGCTTCATCATCATGACGGCCCATAATGATTTGCCGGTCAATCAGCCAGCTTTCCTCTCCGGGTCCCCATCCCCAGACGCGCATTTCATATCGATCCAGCTGGGAGTCAATCCCGGCTGTCAGATAAGCAACACGATCCGGTACGGATGCCCCGAAAAACTCTTTGCGTTCGGCCATGAGCTCCGCGTCAGGCCGTTCACCAATTTTAGGTTCCCATGTTTCGCCCAGCGTAGTGTTCACGAAGGTTTTACGCTTTCCAGTATCCCCTTTCGTTTTTAGCCAGTCTTTGACTATCTGCACCCAGGTGGTAAACGGGCTGTATGCCGTCCAGATGTGAAACGTCACGCTGTCTGGCGGGTCGATTTCGGTGCCTGTTGATGAAAACCAGGATAAACCGTCGCGCGTCCAGATCCCGGTGGTGTCGCAGATGTAACGAGCTTCAGTGAAATCCAGCTCCTGCTGCTTAATGACGCAGGCATTATGTTCACACAGGTAAAAGACGCTGGAGGGTTCGCCCGGTGTCCATTTGAGCCCGAACGGGGTCTCTTTGTCGCCGAACTTAAGGTACTGCTCTTCACCACAGTGCGGACAGGCAACATGAAAACGCATGAAATGCCCGGACTCGCTGGCAGCACGCTCAATCTGGCAGGTCCCCTTTGTTTTTGGCGTTGAGCCGCGAATAGATTTGGGCCAGACAGACCCCTCAATACGTTTATCACCCAGGAACGTCGGGGAACCCTCTTTCTCAATATCCTCATCAAAAGCAGCGAGTTCGTCATAGCCGGCAACATCCACTGACTTTTCACGATAGTTTTTCGCCGCCTTACCACCCAGACACCAGAACCCGCGACCGTTGGAGAATCGTTTCATACTGAGCGTATTGTCCCGGTGCTTTTTGCCATACCAGGGGGCCAGCGCCAGAAGTGACGGAATATCGCGAATCGTCGGCTCAACATGCGACTTCATGAAGTTTTCGGCGTCACCATCAGTGGGCAGCCAGATAAGGGAATTTCGCTGCTTGTGCTGAATAAAATACGCATAAACACCCAGCAACATTTTTGAATAGCCAACACGGGCAGACTTAACAACGTTAACTTCACGAATGTAGTCGTTACCCATCGCATTCATGATCGCGCGCTGAAACGGCAACGTTTCCCAGCGCCCTTCCTGGTAGGCTGACTCTTTGGGGAGATAGTAATTTTCGTCTGCCCATTCAACCGCCGTTTGCGGCTCAGGCCGGTACAGCGAAAGTAGCCCTGCGCGCGCAGAGTGTTGCAGCCCCTTAACCTGACTGTTCGATATATTCACTCAGCAACCCCGGTATTATTTCATCCAGCGCAGCTGCTTTGTTCATGGCCTTAATGATGTCCTTCTTGAGGAAATCAATATGTCGGTTTTCCAGCTCCGGGAAGCGCCGCTGAACAGACAGAGGAACTCCATCAAGAATGCTGGCTACTTCTCCGGCCATCCGCGACAGCACGAACGTGCAGAATGCGGTTTCCACCACCTCAGCGGAATCTTTTGCATTTTTTAGTTCCTGGGCGTCAGCCTGTGCCCGGGTGAGGCGATGACGCTCATAGTCAATCGTACCAGGCTGGAGGTCGGATTCCGATGCAAGACGAAGGTCTTCCACCTCCTTCCGTAATTTCTCATTCTCAATCGCCGCGTCGCGTGCGGAATACCATTCAATAGCCGCGGAAGATTCATAGAGGACCTCATTACCTTTTCCGCCGCCACGTGCTACAGGCATTCCCTGATCCTGCCAGTTCTGAATGGTTCGCACGCTGACCCCAAATATTTCAGAAAGACGCTTTTTGTTGACCTCCATAGCTCACTCCATGCACGAAAACAGAGAAAGGAAACGTCCTTTGGTTATTTAGCCGTTTTTAAGGCTTATCGTTTCCTTTCTTTTCAGGGGGTGTTTCCAGTTAAAACAATAAATTAGAGAGAAGAAGAACGGAAACGGCAAATGCCTGAAAATTTTCATAAATAGCGAGAATCTGCGAGGTCGCCGCCCCGTAACAGGTCGGATCGCCGGAAAGGACCCGCAAACGATATTAATTATCATTTACATGTCATTATCAACGGCACCGCTGCCAGATCACACCACCTGGGAAACATTCCATCATGATGACCTACGTGAGTCTGTCGCACGGCAAAGCCGCAAAGAGTTAACTGATTACTCGGGCTCACTACTGAAAGACTTTCTTTGATGTATGCGTGCGATGCACATAAAAAAGCCCCACTATCGCGAGGCTGCGATTTAGTACTAGCGAATTTTAGGACGCAGAAACAAAGTAAAGATCTACTTTAATTAGTTCATCTAAATGCCTGATGAAATAATCTTGATTTCTCTTCCCTTGAGTATATTCATTATATGCCGACATAATATTGGTCCATAATTTTTCAACATCAGTATCTTTAAATAATTTTTCCGTAGCAAACCAATATCTAGCACACATTTGCATAGAATCTTCTAACTTTTCAAATTCTTTCGCCAGACCTTTAAAAGCGTTTATTTGCTCGTCTAGAAGCTTAGTTGTTCTCAGCTCATTTTCACTATAAAGAAGATTTCTTCCGACCCTAAGTTGTACTGGATCAATTTCATCAGGTTGCCAAAGGGTTACAAACTTAAGTTCTAACAATGCCATTTTGAAATCTTTCTTAGATTTCAAAACCTCTTGGTGTCTCCAAGTGTTTAAAGCAGTTTTTGCAAAGAATAAGGTTATCATTGACACAATGGCAGAAACAGTTGTCCCTATCATTGAAAACAAGGCAATTTTATCAGCTGTTGACATGACACCTCCGTAAGTGACTGGATACTTTAGCATTATCACAGGCACTCAGTGAATGCCTGCTATAAAACACAATCCATATATGAGGATTGTGTGCCCAGAGGATCATTCAAGCACTGTTGAGGATGTGTCTAACCGACTGGCGTGAACAAAAATTGTACTATCAATGTCGCTCTGATTAAAAAAATCAGCAAGCAGTTTAACTATCTGATTGCAAATATTGGTAGATGCATTTTTAAGAGATGTAGCGCTGAAAACACCATTATTTCTTTGTACGCCTCGGCTAGTGACCCCAGTGTAAACATTCTCCGGTAAGTCTTCTCCAGATGGACTTTGCTTTTCAAAGCCATTTTCGCCAAGCAAGTCGCTAACTTTTTTATACATCCCAGTACGCTGTCCAACTGTGATATCAAAAGTAATCACAACCCGAAATTTCACATTAACAGTTTCCATAGCATTGCCCCGATAGTAACGCGCACATATAGCGCAACTAATCTATAAGGGCATTTATCAAATTTTCAATCTCTAGACATCTAAAAACTACTAAATGACGTAGGCTTGTTTTTATTCGTTAGTGCCGGAGTAAATTGATGAGGGTCATGAAGCCGACAAAGGCGCACAACGGCCCTGCAAAACCACCTGCAGCAATAAGCGTCCAAACCAGAATTGTTCCGATTATTGTAATAATTTCATGGCCTTTTCAGTTTGTTGCTGGCAGTTGGCCTGTACTGATTTGTTGTGCGCCAGAATGTCTTTTTTTGTCTGTTTATCCAGCACGGCAATATCGTGCTCTGTGAGATAGATGATGTTTACCCAGTCACAGGCAGTGTCCGTTACTTCAGGTTTTGCGGGTAAAGCTTTCGCGCAACTCACGGTCAACATCGTCATCAGGAAGATGATTAACAGTCTGCTGTACATCCCTGGCTCCTTTTGTTGTCTCTACCCGGCGTTCTGCAATAGCTTCAGTAGCTGCTGCACGTTCTTCAGTGCGTTGCTTGTCCGCTTTTGTCTCAGCGATGTTAGTACCGCGTGATTTACCCAGACCAAAAACACCAGCAATTGCTGCCAGCACAGCAACAACCAGGCCGATAATCATTTCAAGTCCCATAGTGACCTCATACCAGTGCGGCTTTTGCTTTGGCGTAACGTTCACGGCGGTCTTTAATGCCGTTCTGCCCGCCGTTAATAATCTGTGTGACACGCTCCAAATCGCCCGGATACCGTAGACAACCGTTTG